CATTTAAATCTCTTTTGCGATTCATGTCTATATTTATTAATTTTTTAGTTAAATAATAGTGATATGAAAAATACCCGTGATTATTATTTGGGTAACCCTAACTTACCTACCGGTGATGCTCAATTTGAGTGGACACCAGCAATGATTAAGGATTTAAAGAAGGCAAAACAAAACCTTCTTTACTTTGCAGAAAATTTCTTCTATATTGTTAATCTAGACCGTGGTCGTGAAAAGATAGGTCTTCATTCATGTCAAAAAAGAGCGTTAAGAGGTATGAGAGACAATCGTTTCTTTATATTACTAGCCTCTAGACAGATTGGTAAAACGACTATGATGACCATTTACACGTTATGGCATGCATGTTTTAACAGTGATCAACGTATTCTTATTGTTGCTAACAAAGAAGGTACTGCAAAAGAAATATTTTCACGTATTAGAATGGCATATGAAGAGTTGCCTAACTGGCTTAAGCCTGGTGTAACTGAATATGGTAAAGAGTCACTTAAATTAACTAATGGTACTACAATAGGGATTAGCACCACGACCGGAACAGCTGCTCGTGGTCAATCTATTAATGTATTGGTACTGGACGAGTTAGCTTTCATTGAACCTCACTTAGTAGATCAGTTTTGGAAATCTGTTTTTCCTGTAATTTCATCATCGAAAAAATCTAAAATCTTTATAGCTTCTACCGCTAACGGTACAGACAACCTTTTTTACAAAATTTGGAATGGTGCTATTGAAGAAAAAAATGGTTGGGGTCATGATAAAATTTTATGGGATGAAGTACCTGGTAGAGATGAAAAATGGAAGATGGAAACCATGCGTACTATTGGAAGTGAAGAAGCTTTCAATCAAGAGTTTGGTTGCGAATTTATTTCTGCTGGAGAAATGGCAATTAATGAAGAACTTTTTGAAGCTCTTAAGGTAAATTGTCAAAAACCAAAAATTGTTATGGAAGATAACAATTATAAAATTTGGAGACAACCGGATGACAACGGTTTATATGTAGCAGGTGTAGATATTGCAGAAGGCGTCCATCAAAATGCTAGTGTAATTCAAATTTTAGACTTAAAAGATCTTAATAATATAGAGCAAGTTGCAACCTACTGGGATAATACTATTAATCCCTTTAATTTTACAAGTAAATTACATGAAATTCTATTGCAATGGGGTAGCCCTCCAGCATTAATTGAAAGAAATAGTTGTGGGGCTCAAGTAGTTGACCATTTATATCATACTTGTAGGTATGGAAACATAGTATCATTTGAAGCAGGTCAAGGAAAAGCTAAAAATAATCGATTAGGGGTAATTTCTCACACTAATACGAAATATAGATGTGTGATGAATATGAGATATTTTATAAATGAACTAAGGTCTGTTAATATTAGAGAGTTAGAAACATTAGTAGAAATTAAAAACTTTATAAAATATCCTAATGGTAAATGGGCTGCTAAACCTGGCATTGATATGATGGATGACCGTGTAATGTCGTTGGGTTGGGCTTTGCTAGTATTAGATAATGATTTAATTCAACGTTATTTTGAAGTGTTGCGGTATGATAATAACGGTAGACCTTCAGAACTTAAACGTTATGACTACGATTACGGTGGTCAAATTAACAAAAACTTGTTTAGTTGGGGAGAAGAAAACGAACAAGAACAGTTAGATACAATTGTTTTCAATGAAAAAATAGGATTAGATGATAATTCTGAATTATCTTGGATGAAACAAAATGGTTGGGTAAATGCTAACGATTTTCAAACACAAAAATCATATACACCAGCTTCTAACTCTTGGTTAGTTTAAATATATTAAATGGCAACGTATTCACAATCACCTTTTAATAAGGAAAGAAAGGATAAATTTGTATTGGTTATCCCCACTCCTAAAGTACTCAGAGATGATGTGTCAAAAACGGTTAGAGAAAATAAATTTGTAAATCCTGATGCTGTTCAATTTTCAGTTTTCGGTAGTATCATACCAGAAGTTAGTGTTCCTGAAGTAGAAGTTAGATATTCGGGTCAAAACTTACACGTAACAAGTCATAACAGACCTACTTACCCGCCAATCGATGTAAATTTTACTATTGATAACAGATTTAGTAATTATTGGTTTGTATATAAATGGTTAGACAAAATGCAAGATGATTATGCGGGTTATTTTAATGCAGATAAAAATTTGCAAAATGGTGAAGTGGTAGAAGATCTTTATATGGCAAATTTTACAATTTACGCATTAGATGAATATAATAAAAAAGTAGCACAATTTGATTTTACTAAGGGGTTTCCTACTAGATTAGGTGGTATAAATTATTCTTATAGAGATCCTGGTGAAATTGAATCTTCTTTTACCTTAGCTTACAGTCAATTCACTGTCAAGCTTCTCCAAGTCTGATATATTTATTTAAAAGATGTATTTTAGAATTCTTTATCTAAAAATGCATAAATATCAATATGGCACGGAGAACTATACAAAGTCCAGGTGTTGAAATCAATGAAGTTGATTTGTCCTTGCGTCCAGCAGATAAAATTGGGACAAATATCTTTATCACAGGTTTTGCGCCGGAAGGACCTAATGATGAAATTGTACAAGTATCGAGTTTATCAGAATTTACTCAGATATACGGTCAACCAACAAACCCAGCTGAAAGGTATTTTTACCATACAGTTGCGCAATCTTTTAATAGTAGAGCAAATATTCTAGTAAATAGATTGCCTTATGGTACTAACCTTGGTGAAGGATTTACTAACAAGTATTTTGCTACTGTTTACCCAGTGGTACCTATTAATAAGACAATGTATGATGAAACAGGTTATGCATCTGTATCTTCAAACGCTCAAGTTTGTAATGTTGCTTATGATGGTACTAATTCTCAGTTTTCACCAGCATCTGCTGATAATAATATCATTTACTTTGTAGGTAAACCGACATTTATTACTTTATCACAAGACCAATATACAGCTATTATTGATGATTCTGGTATTTCGTGGAGTGATACACCTGCTGTTGCTGGTACATTTACAGTAGATAATACTCAAGACGCAGTAGCTGATCAATTACAATCATTACAAGGAGCAGGTATTATTGTTCTTAACACTGCTAAGACAACAATCAATCAAAAGTTTGAAGGTTATTATACCTCTATTGTTGATAATACCAACTTATACGCATCTACAAACTTTGATGATATTGTAAGATTTACAGCATCTAAGGATGAAACAAATACAGTACAAGAATATAGTTCATTAACTGATATACCCGAAAGTAGGTTAAATTTCAAATTATCTGCTAGTTATAACTCAGAAGCAGTACCTGCTAATGTTTCACAAACCCAAGAACGTATTGTTACATTTGAAATAAACAAAACGCAGTTTGATGATACTTTAGTATTTGGATTATATAAATTACGCCAATCAGTATTTTCTCCAGAAGTCACAAAGCTTGATTACGTGTTAGAAGAAGGTTATTTTGGTAGTATTGATTATTATAGACAAATTAATAATGCTAATGGTGGTCAACCTAATAGTTTTTACTTGCCTCAAATACTTCAAAATAACAGTGTAAACATGGCAGTTAAAATTAACCCTAATATTAATGGTAGATTTGCCGGTCAACAGTTAAATGATGACGGTACACCTAAAAGAAGAGTAAGGGTATTGAATAACCAATTAATTAACAATGTTTATACTGGACCTAATCCGGTAGCGACATATGCTCAAATTGTTGGATTATCAGCAGCTGATGTAAATGAAATTGCACTCGGTAATGCAATTAAAAATTCATCAGATGAAGCATACGGTGTATCTTATAATATGGGTGAGGCTGCTGCATTACCAGCTGCTAAATACAGCACTACTAAATCAAGTAACAATAAAGTAGGTAGTATTCCAGATAAGTTAGATCGTGTATTTGATAGAATTGCTAATGTTGATTTATTTGATATAGATATCATTCCTGAAGCAGGTTTAGGTACAATTCATACAACAGTTAAATATACCACAGTAACACAAAACAATCAGTCTAATAATGATTATTTTGATGATAGAGATAGCTTAATTGGGTTAAATGAATTATCAGCTACTGGTATTGAACTAACAACAAATGCATCTAAT